TCCTCTAGTGCATTATCAATATCTTTGTCTGAAGGAAGTAGAACTGTCTTTGGTTGGTCTAGTCTAAAATCTTTTAGACGAACATAACTACGATACTTATCAGCACAAATACTAATAGTGGTTCTACTGTTAATGCAAGTTATACCAATTCGTTCTAGTTCTGATATCATATCTAGATGACTATCTCGTGTAGGTGTACCTCTAACAAAAACCACAGTATCTTTAGCACTGACTTGCATACTGTCTTCTCTACTCTTAATGATATATTTACCATCATCAAATACTAAAGATGCATTTTTGAACTCGCACAGTATAGTATCTAATCCAAGTTTCTTTGCTTCCTTTTCAAATTTATCAGCAGTGTTCTTTCGTACATCGCCTACTTCAACTGAAAGAATAACTACCTTGTAGTTTCCATCTGTTTTTTCTTCTGTAATGAATTTTGAAAAAGATTGTGTCAATTTAAGCTTCTCTTTTTTTACCTATGTTATATTTAGTCTCTAACACCCACTCATTTTTCTCTTTGAAGGCAATAACCTTGATTTGAGATAATGGTGCTTTAGGTTCAGCAGTACCCATGATTTCAATCAGTCCCCAATCCCCTAGTAAACTAGCGATAGAGTTTCGTCTTGATATATCGTTTTCGTTAAAGTTTGTTTCTTTACCATCCAGAGCAAACAATTCTTTGAAGTGTACAATATAGTACTTTCCTTGTTTGTGTAGAATGTGGCAGGACTGATATAGTTTTTTCTCTTTACGAGATGCAACACCAATCCTTGATAATGTCTCACGAACCTTTAAGAAGTCATCTGGTTCTTTTAGTTTTACTTCCAGCATCGCTTCTGGATGCCAATCAATTTCTGTCATTTTCTTCCACCTTTATTCAAACTATCTTTGATAGTATTAATTTGTTCATTATCAAGTAGTTTGAGAGCGGCTTTTGCTTTTTCATTACTATATCCAAAATACTCTTTTACATACTCTAAATCTTTCAACTTGTCACCCTTTACCCAAGGTGCATACCGTTTCTTAGACCTAATAGTATTTAGTAAAAAATCATATTGGAGTTTTGATGGTAGGTGGTGTCTCATGTTCATCTCATTAACAAGCATGATGGTATCGTTGAACGGTGCCAGACACTTGTTAATGATGAACGGTGAGTACTTCTTCTCCCACATAGGGTCATCTGATTCCATCAGATTTTCCTTTGTTTCATTGAGAGATTTCAGATAATGTTTTAGTTCGTACCCACTCATTTCCAATTCACCTGTGTCATAACTTCAACCATGAAAGCAAGCATATTGATTTCTTGGTCAGCGACAAAGGCAGATTTGTATGAATAGTCTGCTGTTGCAAGAACAAGATGAGGTACATTTTGTGGTTGCACTTCATCATACAGAGAATCGTAAACTTTACGATACACACGAGAGGGGTCATTATCTAGGTTGTTTGCAACCCATTTACGAATGGACTTGAAGTCTTTCTCTTTGAGGAATTTAGTCAAGTCCTTCATATTCGTTTCTGAGATATTGACAAGAATTCCACTGTCAATCATACCAGATGCCGAATATCTTTGCAGTTCGTTTAGAACTCTTCTCCAATCAGGGAAGTGTTTTTCAACAACACCAGCGACTGCCTTTGGTTCAAATTGTACTTGTTCTGTTTTAAGAACGTCTTGTACACGAGCAAAGAATTCACCAGCAAGTTTAGGTTTCTCTGAAGATGGAATACGAAATTCTACAACAGAACACCTACTATGCAAAGGGTCGATGATACGGTTCTTGAAGTTACAGGTTAGGATGAAACCACAGTTCTTGTGGAACTCTTCAATAAATCCACGCAACGCTGGTTGTGTAGATTGAGGATTAAGATAATCTGCCTCATCCAAGATTACGAACTTACGGTTACCATCCATAGAGACAGTACTTGCAAAGTTCTTAATCTTGTTTCTAAGAACGTCAATACCAGATTCCTCTGAACCGTTAATCATCATATAGGTGGCGCCGAGTTCATTCAACATTGCTTTTGCAACAGTTGTCTTACCAACGCCTGGCCCACCAGATAAAAGTAGATTTGGAATATGTCCTTCATCTACAAATGTCTGGAAGGTTTTCTTTAGGTCATCAGTGAGAACACACTCACTGATAGTTTTGGGACGGTATTTCTCCACCCACAACATCACATCATTCATAATATATTCCTTCTGGTTTAGGATGCTTCTAGAGCAATAAAGTATTCTACGTCCTTTGTCATATTAGTAAAGCGAGAGATACCCTTTTGAGATACTTCTACTTTATAATCACCAGAAAGAAGTTTAAGATTTTCAACCTTAAAGAAGTAAGTAAAGTCTGAAGGCGAGTTCTCACCAACAACAATACTGAAGTCATTAGAGGTTTCATTCTTACGGTCAGTTGTGGTAAGTGTAATATCACCACCAGTAGTTCCTTTAAGAACTACATCTGGAACACCAAGTACAGCAGATGCTTTCTGAATTTGATTGAAAGTATCTTGAGTAAATGTGAACTCAACATCAACAGAAGGCATAGTGATTTCTGTCTTTGGTGCAGTCACGATAGATGGGTCACTAAACATATACGTTAGTTTTGAACCACCACCCTCTTCACTGAGTTTTACACTTTTCTCATCGAACGCCATAGATGGGTCTTTGAAAAGAGACAACGCAGACAAGAACTCATTCAAGTCATAAATTGCAAACTCCTGATTAAAGGTGTCTGGGATAGTTGCTCTTGATACAATGTTTTTCATTGCTGACATTGTATTAATTACGTTTCCGTTTTTAACCAGAAGATTCTGATTAATTGTTGAGAAGTTCTTTAGTACTTCTCGTGTATCATTACTAAGTTTCATTTCACTTGTCTCCATAATTATCGTGATTGTGTAGTGACATTATACCATAATGTATCACTTTTAGCAAGTCATTTCTGTTCTTGCCGTCCTTTTTTCCGTATCGTTGTGCATACTTTAATATGTTGCCGATACAAAAACCTTCTCCATGTCCACCGTCCATGATGAATTCTGTTGCTTGAAATTTGTTTTGGGAATAATGTGCAGAATATGTTTTATCAATATACTGCCTGAGTTCTTCCAGAATCTTGTCTTCTGAATATTTGTATTCAATCTCTTTATTATATTTCAATTGTTTTCATCCTATTTCAATTTATACATACTATACCAAGAAATGGGGGGATTGTCAAGAGATAATCCCCCACATCTTTATTTAATTTTAATTACTTTAGGTTTCTTCTCCTCTGGAATAATTCTTTCCAAATTGATATAAAGCAATCCGTCTTTCATATCAGCACCATTTACAAAAACGTCTTCTGCAAGTGTAAATAATTTCTTGAATGACCTTTGCGAAATACCTTTATGAAGATACTCTGTTGTGTCCACTTCAGTCTTATCCTCACCAGAATCCTTTGACTGAACCATAAGAGTATTGTCTTTTGTTTCAATCGCAATATCGTCTTTTGAGAAACCAGCAACTGCCATTTCAATAGTGTACTTATCGTCACTATGTTTTACGATATTATATGGTGGGTAAGTATGGTTCTTCGATGGGTAATTAAGCATCGAATCAAACATTCTATCGAAACCGATAGAGTAAGTGTTAACCCTTGATGGGTCAATAGTTAAAGATGTATTCATGTTTTTCTCCTTTGTTAAGCAAGATACATTTGATACCTGATTATTCAGCATATCACGTTTATTTATAACGGTGGTTTTTAGGGAGAACCACCAAACTCCATTTTGTGTCACAGAGTAAGCATTTTTGTGACAACAGGGCGACTTACGAACAGCACCCTATTATTATATAGGTGTTTTATGCAGCGTCAGCGTACTCAAGTGCTTTTTCTAATGCATTCAACTTCACTTTACGGTTACGTCCGTACCATGATGAAACTAATCGACCATCGTTAGAACGTCCTTGTAAGTGGTCTGTCATGTTAGTAACAGAGTTAAATGCAGTCCACCAAGTACCTTGAGCAAACTCAGCACCAGGCTGCACATCTAGGTTCTCAAATGCACCTTTTGAATTACGAGATGTAAATGGAAGAACACCATCAACTTTCTCTTTCGCAGGAGCACCAAATACTTCGTTGAAGTATTGGATTACATTATCAGGAGTATACCTCTTTGAACCAAGGTGTGCAGCCATCGACTTGTACTGTTCCATTTTCTCACGAGCAATACCCATCTGTTCTTTAACTTCAGAAGCATCAAATTCTTTACGGTGATTTACCGTAAGCATCTTGTCAGCGTTCTGAGAAAGAGACAGTGTAAGTGTATTGTTACATACCACCCTAATTGGTGTCATGCGAATATTAATCGCCTTACCAAATTGGTGTGGGTTAGTAAAGAGGAAATAGTTGTCAGTAACATCACCGTCAAACAACTCAAATGATTCTTTAGTCTTTGCAAGTGCCCAGACCATTTGTCCATCTTTCAGTGAACCAGCAGTGTGCATTTCCATATCACCTGCCATCACATACTCGTGGAAGAATTCAAATGCTTCAGAGTTCTGGACTGGATTCCATCCTGTACCGACAACATCCAATACAGAGTTGTCAGAGGAACGTACAAGTGCCTCTTTGTTTTTGATTGGAAGACCTGTTGCAGTAACAAGTGGTTGTTTCTCAACAGTCCAATCTAAACCAGCAACTTTTTGGAAGTCGCCAGGGGTAAGGTCATGTTCAACCTTAGTACCAAGTCCATGCCAAGGTAAGTCTCCAACGTATGCCATTTGAGCGTTACCATTTACAATTTCAAGTTCGTGTGCCATAATATATTTTCTCCGTGTTGTTTTCTCAGTTTGTATATTCATTATATACGTTATAATAACAAATGTCAAGATGTTTTTAGAACTTTTTTGAAATTAATTTCTG